ACAATAACCTTGGCAAGTTTGCCAAGAAGTATTTCTGTGACCCCTCTGAATTCAACTGCCAACTCCGTTACATGATTAACGAGAGTGTATTCCAACGTCAACTTCCTTACTTCCAAGGGGGTGGACAAACTATCAGTTACTATATGAAACCTGCCTACCGTTGGTTGGGTTGGGGCATCAAAGGTAACCGAGAGTTGTATGCATACGAATATCTAAATAAACTTAAGATGTTTGGATGAGACAATGTATTGTCTGGAGTTTTACTGGGAAGGAGATTGGATTCGTCTAAAGAATTATTCCAATCTCTCTTTACACAAGGCACAATTTCTCCTGCATCTGTGTCAAGCAGGTCAGGATGCATTCAAAACTAAGAAAGAATTTAGGATGATTTCTCTATGATTGATGACTGGCGCTACGATGACGGTAAAATGGTAGAGAGGCAACTCTGCCTCACCTCTTTCATACATCAGGGAATCCCCATAAATAGAGAAGTGTATGAATTCTGTCACTACTATGTGTCAAACGGTATGCTGAAGGTACCAGACACAAAGGAAAAATTAGAAGAAGAATTAAGGTCCCACAATGGGGACCTTTATGCTTTTGTTGGTGACGGAATTTCTAAAGAGTTTGACCTCTGGAAGAAAATAAATGAAGGACCTGTCCGACAAGAAAGCGATCAAGAAACTAATCAAGCGAGCGAAGAAGCATCCTGACTGGTATAGTGAATACGAGTTGGCATATGTTAAGATGCTGAAGCGAGCAAAGAAACAACAACCTAAACCCGAATAGTATGCGTATTGTTATCGTTGGAGGTGGCACGTCAGGATGGATGACTGCCGCTGCTTTTTGTAAAACCTTTCCTCAATGGGACATCACTATGATTTCCAGTGGAGATCCTATTGGGGTTGGCGAGAGCACTACGCCACACATCAATCAGTATCTCAACTACATGGGGATTACTGATGATGTATTCCTTCCTGCTGCACGAGCAACCTATAAATCTTCATCTAGGTTTGATGGATTCGTGAAGCAAGGTGAAGTATTTCATTATCCCAATGGACAATCTGTCCTACAGAACGTAAAATTTCAGGAGTGGATGCTCGCTAAAGCATTTCATCCGAAGAATCTACCTCCATTCTCTGAGGTATTCATGCCATTTGTTACGGTGGCAGAAGCAGGGCGACTCCCACTGAATAAAGATATTCTAGAGCCCTATGACTTATCAAAAGATCGATCCTTCCACATTAACGGATCAGCATTCTCCGACTTCCTCCGTAAGACTTTCTGCAAAGATCTTAAGGTGGTTGATAGCAAGGTTAAGTCTGTTGCTGTTAAAGGAAGGGACATCGAGCACGTCGTGGTCACTGGTGGACCACACTCCCTCAGGGGAGAAAAGATTTTTGGTGATCTCTTTATCGACTGTACAGGGCAGCAAGCAGTGCTCTCAGGATCGCTTAGTAAGTGGAAACCCTTCTCATCTATCATAACTGATAGCGCACTTGTAGTTAAGACTGACTACAGCAATCGTGAGAAAGAGATGGTCCCCTACACCAACGCTGAAGCAAAGAGTGCTGGTTGGCAGTGGACTATTCCTACCTATGATTTCATCAGCAGAGGATATGTATTCTCATCTAAATTCCAGAGTGAGAGTGATGCCCGTAAAGAATTTGGTTACGATGATGCTCGCCTAGTTAAGTTTGACAACGGCAGACACGAGAGGGCATGGACAGGTAACTGTGTGTCCATTGGACTCTCATATGGATTCATCGAGCCGCTAGAATCTACAAGTCTTTTCAACACACACCATGGCATCCTTGCTCTCATGGACCTCCTACAGGAGGCACCTCTGCCTGGACAATTCCAACGTGATCGCTTCAACCATAATCTCAGTGAGCATATGGATGGATGGCGTGAGTTTGTAGAAGCACACTACTATTATTCCCGTCGTCGTGACACTCCCTTCTGGAGTCACGTCAGCGATGGTGTCGAGTATGATGTAACTGGCACCCATGAAGTCATCCAATACATCATGAATGGCAACGAGCCCATTACACATGGTGGCACACCAGTCCTCCACATCCTTGCAGGATCTGGTTATACTACTGTCAACAAGCGCCTCAATGAATACTTCAAGTATCCAGAGCTTGTCACTCGTCGGAAGGTTGACGAGTGGGCATACAAGCACCAACGTGTGCGAGAGTATGCTGAGACCTGTCCCCCTATGTCAGTTTTTCTAGAGTCCACCTTCAATTACTCTTGACAAGGTGTGGAAATCCCTATATAGTATACGAATCGTTACAAAACGATCGACGCCTCACCGAGACTAAACAGCGTCGTTAAATAACAGTCTCTCATACCGACAACCTGAGGGTGGTTGACGGAATATTTCTAACACTGTCCCCTGCAGTATTACCTACCCTTTTTTTCAATGTCAAGTACAATTCTTTCCCAAAGGGGAAGGACTTCCAACTGGGAATCTTTCTGCCAATGGGTTACTAGCACAAATAATCGTCTTTATGTTGGTTGGTTTGGAGTCCTTATGATTCCTTGCCTTCTCGCCGCTACAATTTGCTTCATTACTGCCTTCATCGCTGCTCCTCCTGTGGACATCGATGGCATCAGAGAACCTGTTGCAGGATCTCTTATGTATGGTAACAACATCATCTCTGGTGCTGTTGTCCCTTCGTCTAATGCTATTGGTCTGCACTTCTATCCTATCTGGGAAGCAGCGACCATGGATGAATGGTTGTATAACGGTGGTCCTTATCAGTTGGTTGTATTCCACTTCCTTATCGGTGTAGCTTGCTACATGGGTCGTGAATGGGAATTGTCCTACCGTCTTGGTATGCGTCCTTGGATCTGCGTTGCTTACTCAGCACCTGTTGCTGCTGCCGCTGCAGTCTTCCTCGTTTATCCTTTCGGTCAGGGATCTTTCTCTGATGGTATGCCTCTTGGTATCTCTGGTACATTCAACTACATGTTTGTCTTCCAAGCGGAGCACAACATTCTGATGCACCCCTTCCATATGCTTGGAGTTGCGGGTGTCTTCGGTGGATCTCTTTTCTCTGCTATGCACGGTAGTCTCGTGACCTCTTCTTTGGTCCGTGAAACTACTGAAACCGAGTCACAAAACTACGGTTACAAGTTTGGTCAAGAAGAAGAGACCTACAACATCGTTGCCGCTCACGGTTACTTTGGTCGTCTGATCTTCCAGTATGCTTCTTTCAACAATTCTCGCTCGCTGCACTTCTTCTTGGCAGCATGGCCTGTTGTGGGCATCTGGTTTACCGCCCTCGGCGTCAGCACCATGGCATTTAACCTCAACGGTTTCAACTTCAACCAGTCCGTCGTTGACGCTGGTGGAAGAGTCATCCCAACTTGGGCAGACATTCTCAACAGAGCAGGTCTTGGAATGGAAGTCATGCATGAAAGAAATGCACACAACTTCCCCCTCGATCTTGCGACTGCTGAGTCCACACCTGTGGCCTTGACTGCACCTGCGATCGGTTGATATAAGACTCTAAACGTCTAACTAAATAGAGGAGCGGGCAACCACTCCTCTTTTTTAATGTCTGAGCATATTCGTAATCTAGTTGCACGTTGCTATAACGTGACAGGTCCTATCGGTCTAGAGCCTAACGCTCTTGACGGTCAGAATCCTGCGAGTGAATTCACGCCAGCATCTGCATCCTCGTCTGGTCCTGTGCAGACACAGACACCATCAGAAATTATTCAAACCCTCGTCGGTAGATGCTACGGTCCCGACGTGGTGCCTCTCGAACCTAACCCTCTGGACTCGATCAACATTCCAGAGAGGGATCAACCACCGTCACCTGATCCAGTCCCAACACCTGCTGAGGTGATTCAGGATCTGGTTGGACGATGCTACCCTGACATACCACCCCCACAACCACCTCGTCCACCCGACGATCTCCCTGATCTTCCTGTTATCGTTAACATTGATCCCATCATTTGTTTTGTTACTGATGAGTTGGGTATTGAGGTGCCTGGATTAGAATGCGGCAACGATATCGTCATCAAGTGGCCAACGCCTGATGACAGTAGCGGTCCATGGTTAGGTGGTGGAGGAGATGACTGTGAAGAAGTCATCAAGTTAAAGGTCCGTGGTAAAGTCAAAGACATGGGAGGCGGCAAGTGGTTAGTCATTGGCAGCAACCCTGAGAAGTTTCTCTACTGTGACATGGGCACAGGTGGAAAGACAGAGTGGGAAGAGTGTGTAAGAAAGACTCTTGAATGTACATTCAAACCCTATCTTGGTGGTGGTTGGTCACCTCCCAAGGCAGACTGTGAGGGTTTCCATCCTCGTGGATGGTCTGCTAACCAGACTGAGGTTTGCATTAAGAATTGCTTCCCTGAAAGACTACCTGTCTATGAGTCTGTTGATGGTGATGAATACAACTATCACAATGAGCTCCAACCTCCTAGTGGATACACTCTGACTAACTCTGAGCCTGCATGGTGGGTGCTAAAAGAAAAGACTGGTGGTAGAGCAGGTGGCACTGGTGTCAACGTTGAGTTGGTCACTAACCGTGCTGCAGGATTTAGTAACGAAGAAAATAATCCACCAATCAAGACAACTAATAAGCAAGGTCAGGGCACTGGTCAGTGGATTTATAATGAGGGTGGTGCTAAGTTTTGGCCTAAGAAAAATGTAGGTCTACCTAATGGCAATAGTGTCAGAGGAGATATTGCACAGCACACCATTAGATATGGTAGGGTAGTTATTAACTTTGAAGTCAGACCTGTTTATAGAATTAGTGGTGGTGATGTAGACGATATCGATAGTGAATGGAGAGTCACATCTTGGGAAGGTAAACTGCCTGAGTCTGGTGTTGAGATTCCTTTTACATTCATGCCTAAACAGAATGGAAAGGATGGACAGCAGATGATGACAATCATGGCAGTCATTCTTGGACCTGAGTCAAGAGAATTCAGCACACCTCTGTTTAAGTACAAGGGTAATCAAAGCGATCACTTCCTAACTACAAACCCTGGTGAGCCCGACAGTGAGGGTAAGGGTGAGAGAGCGACCATGAATAGTGCTGGCATGGTCTTCCATAGTATCCTTGGATATGTCTTCCAGAGGAAGGGTGATGGCATCTCATACATTGCTGACAGGGAGCGTCTGTATGGTCTCCACCGCTTCTACAACCCCTCTACGGGAGACCATAGGTATACTATTGATCCCCAAAACAATACAACCCCTCAGAGAGTCTCTGACAGCAG